TGGCCGATGGTCGCGGACACGTCGAGGCCCGAGACGATCAGCTACCTGCGGCGGCACGGCTTCCCGAAGATCGCCCCGGCGGTCAAGGGCGCTCGCAGCGTCGAGGAGGGCATCGCCTTCCTGCAAGCCTACGACATCGTGGTTCACCCGCGCTGTCAGCACCTGATCGATGAGCTCACGCTCTACAGCTACGAGACCGACCCGCTGACCGGGCAAGTGCTGCCCAAGCTGGCGGACAAGGACAACCACCTGATCGACGCGCTGCGCTACGCCAATGAGGGCGTGCGGCGGGCGCAGAACATGACCCCGACCTCAACGGCCGTCGTGCCGAAGGTCGTGACCGGATTCAACCGCGCGAGGTAAGCCCGTGGCAGATGAACAAATGCCCGACGTCTCCCCCCAGGAGGCGAAGGAGACCGCGCGCGCCGACGTCCACCAGAAGGCGCTGCGACTCTTTGACAACATTGCCTACACGCTACAGGAGGAGCGGGCGCTTTCCCTTCAGGATCGCCGCTTTGCCTTCATCGCGGGCGCGCAGTTCGAGGACGCCTGGTACCAGCAGTTCGAGAACTCGATCATGGTCGAGATCAATAAGACTGCGGCCGGGGTCGAGAAGATCATCAACGACTACCGCCAGAATCGCATCACGGTGAACTTTCGCGGCGTCGGCAAGGGCGCGGACGAGGACACCGCCGACACGCTGGATGGCATTTTCCGGGCCGACGCCTACCGCTGCAAGGCGCAGCAGGCGCTCGACAACGCTTTCGAGGAGGCCGTCACCGGCGGCTTCGGGGCGTGGCGGCTGCGGGTCGACTATGAGGACGAGTTCGACCCCGAGAACGATCACATGCGGATCGTCACCGAGGCGATCGTTGATGCCGACCAGTCGGTGTTCTTCGACCTGAACGCGAAGCTCTACGACAAGTCGGACGCGCGGCACTGCTTCGTCATCACGGCCATGAGCCGGGATGCATTCGTCGAGGAGTGGGGCGAGGAGGCTGCCAGCTCCAGTTGGCCTGAGGGCATGGTGAAGCCCTATTACGACTGGTACACGCCGGACGTCATCCGGGTTGCCGAGTTCTACGAGGTCGAGGTCACCAGCGAACAGCTGTGGGTCTACCGCAACGCGCTCACCGACGAGGAACAGCGGTTCTGGACTTCTGATCTGGACGCCGACCTCAAGGAAGAGCTGCGCCTGACCGGCTGGACGCTGGACCGCACGCGGATGGGCAAGCACCGCCGGGTCCACAAGTACCTGATGTGCGGCTCCGCGATCCTTCAGGACTACGGTTATATCGCGGGCGACCAGATCCCGATTGTGCCGGTTTACGGGCAGCGGCGGTTCGTGGACAACATGGAGCGTGTGCAAGGCCACGTCCGCAAGGCGAAAGACCCGCAGCGCGTCTATAATGCCCAGATCAGCCGCCTGACCGAAACGGCCGCCTACGCGCCAATTGAGCGTCCGATCTTCGACCCCGAGCAGATCGATGTGAACCTCGCGCAGCAGTGGGCAACGGCCAACATCGATCGCGCGCCGTACAGCCTGGCGAAGGCGCTGCGGGACGCCGATGGCAACCCGGTTCACCTGGGGCCGACCGGTAAGGTCGAGCCGCCGAGCATCCCCCAGCCGCTGGCGGCCCTTATCCAGATCACGGCCAATGACATCCGGGAACTGACGAACGCGGATGATGGGGCTGACGAGGTCAAGGCCAACATCAGTGCCGAGGCCATGGATATCGCGGCCACGCGCACCGATGCCAAGTCCGGCGTCTACATGGACAACATGCGCCAGAGCGTACAGCGCTGGGGCGAGATCTACCTCTCCATGGCTCGCGACGTCTATTTCGAGGATGGGCGCGAGGTCGAGACGCTGGGGCCGAACGGCGAAGACGGCCGGGCGGTATTGCTGGAACCATACACCGATGAGATGGGCCGTTACCGCATTCGGAACGACCTGAGCCGGGGCAGGTACAAGGTCATCTCCGATGTGACCGAGGCGACCGCCACGCGGCGCGACAAGACGGTGAAGACCTGTTTTGCCGGGGCGCAGATGGTGGGCCAGTCGGACCCTGAGCTTGCCCAGGCGCTCGCCATCACCGCCTTCCTGAACATGGACGGCGAGGGCGTCGACGACCTGCAAAAGTGGCTGCGTCGCCGGGCGCTCCAGATCGGCCTTGTCGAGCCCACTGGAGAGGAAGCCCGGCAGCTGGCGCAGGCGGCCCAGAGCCAACAGCCCAGCGCGCAGGACCAGGCACTCATTGCGGTGGCGGCCAAGGAGGCGGCACTGGCCGAGAAGGCGCAAGCGGATACGGCCAAGTCCAAGGCCGACACCATCGAGACATTGGCGAAAGCCCAGAAGATCCGCAGCGAGACCATGAAAACCGACGCAGAGGCAGTTCAGGCGGCCAACGAGGCCGCCCTGAGCAGCGTCGCGGCCCGCAGCCCGCTCATTCAGGGCTTGCAGGGCTATGCCTCGTTTTAGGCGGCCACCGGCCACAAGGTGAGAGGAACTATGGCAGACGAGAACACGCAGGCGGTTGAGGATGAAGACACCACCCCGACCGAGGATCTGGACCAGGAAGCGGAACAGGCGCCCGAGGTTGAGGAAGGCGAAGGCGGCGAAGGGGCAGAAGAGCAGCCCGGAGAAGGTGACACGGACGCCGGGGATGACGGCGACGGGGTCGTGATCGCTATTGGCGATGAGGTCATCGCTGGTGAGCCCGAGGAGGAAGACGACAAGGCGGCCCCGGCATGGGTGAAGGACGTCCGCAAACGCAACCGGGAACTGGAGCGCGAACTTGCCGCCCTCCGGGCAGAGAAGGCTAACGCCTCAGCGCCAGAGCCAGAGATCGAGGTTGGCGAGGAGCCAACACTCGAAAGCTGCGGTCACGACGAGGACGAATACAAGCGGCAAATCCTTGCGTGGAATGAACGCGTTCGTCAGGCTGAGGAGCGAAAGGCCCACGCCGAAAAACAGCGAGAAGCTGCACAGAAGGAGTGGCAGTCGCGGCTCTCGGCCTTCGCGCAGCAGCGCGAGGCCCTGAACGCTGCGCTCAAAAAGAAGATGCCGGAGCCTGATCTGGTGGATGCCGAGACGGCGGTATCGTCCAAGCTCACGCGCGAGCAGATGGCCGTCATCGTGAAGGGGGCTGGCCAGTACAATGGTGCGGCCATCGTGTATGCGCTCGGCAAGTCCCCTGAGCGGCTGGAGAAGCTGGCTGCCATCAAGGATCTGGCGGACTTCGCGATTGCCGTCGGACGCCTGTCATCGGAGGTGAAGGTGAGACCACAGAAGAAGCCCACGGTGAAGCCCGAGGAGCCGGTCAAGGGCTCCGCGCCGCTGTCGTCCAAACCTTGGGTCAAGAAACTGGATCAGCTTGAGGCCGAGGCCGAGCGCACCGGCAACCGTACCAAGATCATCCAGTACAAGCGAGAGCTTCGGGCCAAGGGCATCAACCCCGACGCCTGATTGTCAACCCTGAACAGTAACGCTTACCCGAAAGGCCGCCGGGACGATCCCAAGCGGCCTTTCTGATTCCGGTTCTACCCGCGCACCCGGTGGCCTCCGACCGAAACAGGAGAGTTGGCGCGCCCGAACCGACAGCACCCCTGTCAAATTCGGAGCATTCCAACAATGGCAAACGATTTTTCCAAAGAAGTCCGCGTGATGTTTGATCGCGTTCTCGAGGGCTTCGACGACGCGACCGTTATCAGCGGCATGGCGACCGTGACCAACACGGACGGCACCACCATGGAGCGCACGGGCGATACCCTGTGGTTCCCGATGCCGTACATCATGGCCTCGTACGATGGCAACGATGCGTCCTCAAACTTTAAGGACGTGGCGCAGCTGTCCGTCCCGGCCACTCTCAACAACCAGAAGCACGTGCCCTGGATCCTGACGGCGCGCGAGCTACGCGACCTTCAGCAGCAGGGGCGCCTCGTGGAAGCGGCCAAGCAAAAGCTGGCTTCCGACATCAACATTGATGTCATGAACAAGGTCTCTCTGCTGGGCTCTGTCGTCGTGGCGCGGCCGAACGCTGCGACCGGCTTCGATGATGTCGCGCAGGCCGACGCCGCTTTCACCGAGCAGGGCATTGCGCGCGACCGTCGCGTTATGGCCCTGAGCCCGCGCGACTACAACAACATGGCTGGCAACCTCGCCAAGCCGCAGACCAGCGGCCTCGACAAGACCGCCACCGCGTTCGAGAAGGCGCGCCTTGGGGACGTGGCCGGCTTCGAGACCTACAAGATGGATTATGCCTACCGGTTGCCCGCGGCGACCGCGACCGGCGTCACCATCACCAACACGCAGCCCCTGAGCTACGTGCCGAAGGCGACCGACGACTTCCCCGGCCAGGGCAAGCTCAACGTCGACAACCGCTTCCAGACGATCAGCGTGAACGTGACGAGCGGCGCGCTCCAGGTGGGCGACTGCTTCACCATCGCGGACGTGAATAGCGTCCACCACATCGCCAAGGTGGACACCGGCCAGCCGAAGACCTTCCGCGTGGTTAAGGTGAACAGCGCGACCGAGGTCGTGATTACGCCGCCGATCATCGCGCCGGACGCGGCCAATCCCTCGACGCTGCAGTACAAGAATGTGACGGCGGCGCCGGCCAACGGTGCGGCGATCACGCTTCTGAACATCAAGGCGGCATCGGTGAACCCGTTCTGGCAGGGCGACGCGGTGCAGATCCTGCCGGGCCGCCTGGAGCCTGCACGCGATAGCGGTCTGTCCGTCATGTACGGCACCACGGATCGCGGGTTCGGTCTCCTGATGACCCGTCAGGGCGCTATCGACGACCTGAACACCAAGTACCGCATCGATGCCTTCTGGGGTTCGTTCGTCGCGAACACCGAGATGGCGGGCATCGAGATCTTCGGCCAGTCCTAACCCACGGCGACCAACTGGCGGGGCCTTCGGGCCCCGCCTCCTTTTTCAGGAGGGCTCGATGGTTTTGCACTATCGGCAGTCTCAGTGCGGCGTCGTCGGACCGATCGTCCAGGGCGTCAAGGACAACGGCGGGCAGCCGTCCAGCATCATCGTGCAGGCTGTCACTCTGGTCGATGAGACAGGTGCGCCAGTCAACATCGGCGGAGGCGGCTCGGGCTCGGAGACGACCATCTCCAACCGCGCCACATTCTGGCAGGAAACGGATGCCCCGCTAGCGGCCTCCGCGACCTTCAACGGCACTCCCCGCGACGTCGGGGCGGCATCGCCGGGGCCGGTCCCGTACGCCTATTTCACTGCTATGGTTCTCGCCGACCAGACGGGTACGGCGACCATTCAGCGCTCTGCCGATGGCGCCACATGGGTTGACGCAGCAAGCAGCGCGATCGTCGCCAATGCGCCCCTGACCCTGCAAATCCCCGTGACTGCCCGCTATCACCGTGTGGTGGTCGTGAACGGGGCCACGGCACAGACCGCACTGAGCGTCACCTCCAGCTACACGGCGGCCTGAGATGAAGATCCCGGCGACCGTTCTGGCGGCAATCAACGCCGTCTTTGATCCCAAAGAGGGCCGGCGGGGGCGTCGCGAGCGCAAGGTTTCGCCGTTGTCGCCCCCGCCGGCCGACTTCGTGTTGGACGCCGGGATATCGATGCAGAGCGGCGACACCGGATATTACCACACGGTCATGGGAGGCATCTCGCGGGAGCCCATTGAGGGTGCGACGTTGCTCGAGTGCGCCACGCGCAACTCAAACTACTTCCAGGTGGCGTTTGTGGGTGACGTGCTGACGAGGGTCGAAGGCTGGACGCCTCAGATTGCCGGAATCGAGATCGGCACACTCATGTCAGGCTGGGCGTTCGACGGGTCCAACACCACGGCCACGTGGATCGACAGCGGCACAATGGCGTCCGGCCATCAGTACAACGTCACGTGGGCGAACACGTAACGGAAAGGCAAAACCATGACTCTGACGATGCTCTACAAGCCGGGCAGCATGCTGCGCGTCTGGCACAAGCACGATGTGGACTTCATCAAGGTTCCGACGGCCGAGATCGAGGAACACCTGAATCAGGGTTGGTTCTTGCGGCCCGGCGATTGGGAGAAGGGCGACGAGCCGGAGGCGGTCGTGGCGGCTGCGGGCTCAGGCAACCTGCTCGACAACCCGGCGAACGTCATCATCCCGGCGCTGGCCGGTTTGCCTCTGGAGGAGCTGGAGGCGCTACTGGCCGCCGAGGAAGCGGGGAAGACCCGCAAGGGTATTGTCAGGGCCATCCAGGCCGAGATTGACAAGAGGCTGGCCGAATGACCCTTTGGCTGCGCCCCAAGGCTCCCGAGGAGGTCGACAAGCGCGAGATCCCGTGGATCGGCCCCCTCGACGGCGCGACGATCGCTTCGCAGACGTTGACGGTCATCGACGGCACCGTGACGCTCAGCGACATCGCGATTGCCGACAGTCTGGACGCCGTGACGTTCACCGTCTCCGGCGGCCTGGCGGGCGCTGACTCCAGATGCACCGCTGAACTGTCGGTCCTCAAGAGCGTGGTTGTTACCGATGATGGCCGCACGCTGGAGATGATCGCCTTCCAGCCGGTCGAGGTGGCGCAGCGCGAGGATGTGCCGTCCGCGCCCAGCACGACGCTGAAGCGGACCATCCTCGACATGGCGTTCGAGCAGGCCAGTTTGGCGGGATACGCCTTCGACCAGACGCCGGAGGAGCGGGCCTCGTGGCTTCGCGCCCTCGATGCGCTGATGTCGGCATGGGAAACCGAGGGGATCCGCCTCGACTACAACTTCCCGGCCGTGTTCGGCGAGGGCGACGAGAACGACGCCAGCGGCATTCCAGACTACGCGGTTCGCACCGCAGCGTCGGCGCTGGCACAAGCGGGGGCACCGGGCATTGGAAAGGCAATGAGCGCGGAGGCTCGGGCCAACTACGCCCACGGCATGGCCCAGCTGCGGGCAGCCACAGCCACCATTCCTGAGCGCCCATTGCCCCGGATGACGCCGCGTGGCTCCGGACAGAAGCCGTGGTCTACCTGGCATCCATTCTTCCGCAGTTCGCCGCCGCGGAGGGGTTGCTAATGCAAATCCCGATCCTGCAAGGCATCTACACGACGGAAGAGAGCGACTTCCGCCGCTCGCTGCCCGTCAACATGGAGCCTGTCATTATCGAGAGCGGGATCAGCAAGGGCTACCTGCGGACAGATCCCGGCATTGTGCAGCTGGGCGACGCAGTTGGCCCAGGCGCGGACCGTGGCTCTATTGTATGGGATGGGGCGCATTACCGGGTGATGGGGACTAAGTTCGTACGCGTCAATGCTGACGGAACAGCCGCCGTGCTTGGCGACGTCGGGGCCGGCGGCCCGGTAACGTTTGACTACAGCTTTGACCGGCTCGCCATCGCCTCCGGCACGCGCTTCTACTACTGGGATGGATCGACGCTGACGAGGGTAACGGATCCCGACCTTGGCCCGGTGTACGATTTCATCTGGGTGGACGGGTATTTCATGACGACGGACGGCGAGTATCTCGTCGTCACCGAATTGCAGGACCCCACGCAGGTTGACCCGCTGAAATACGGCTCATCGGAGGCGGACCCTGACCCTGTGACGGGGCTCACGAAACTGCGGAACGAGGTCTACGCGCTCAACCGGTATACGATCGAAGTTTTCCAGAACCGGGGCACGAGCGGTTTCCCGTTCCAGCGGCAACCGGGCGCGATGATCCCGAAGGGCTGCGTGGGCACGCATGCGAAGGCCCCTCTGCTGGAGACCTTCGGCTTTGTGGGTGGCAGCCGGGACGAGGACATCAGCGTCTACCTGGCTGGCGACGGCACCGCCATTCCGATCGGCACGCGAGAGGTGGATATCGCACTCAACGAACTGACGCCGGATCAACAGGCGCAGATCGAGATGGAGGCGCGCAAATCGCGGGGGGACACGCGGCTACTCGTGCACCTGCCGACTGGCACGACGATGATCTATTACCACGAGTCGTCCAAGGAGGCGCGGTTGCCGATCTGGACCATCCACCGGGGCGGCATTGAGATGGATCAGGCTTACCCGCTGCGACACCTGTGCCTCGTGGACGGCCGGTGG